ATAATAATAGTAAAATATATAAACTCATATGTGATGATGGCCATTATTATATTGGTTCAACTACACAAAAATTAAATCATAGATTTAATAATCATAAAACTTTATCAAAAAATAATATATTACATGTATATGAACATATTAATACAATTGGATGGGATAAAGTTCATATTGAATTAATTGAAGATTATCACTGTAATAATAAAAATGAACTTAATATAAAAGAAGAAGAACATATTAATAAATATAATACAGACTTTCTTTGTCTTAATAATGATATTGAAGAAATTGATAATATTATAAATAAAAATAGTGATAATGGTGAAAATAATGAAATTAGTTTTGAATCTAAAGATGATTCTGATTATGAATCTATATATAGTAGTGACTCTGATAATACATATCAGGATGGAAAAATATATAAATTAACATGTAAAGATGGACATTATTATATAGGTTCAACAACTACATCATTGATAAAAAGATTTAGTAGTCATAAATATAGTATTAAAAAAAATACTAATGGTGGATATTATACATACTTTAATTCATTGCCAATAACAGATATTAATATTGAACTTATTGAAAATTATCCTTGTAACACAAAAGGAGAATTAAGAAAAAGGGAAGATTACTATATTCAGTTTTCATTATCTGATAAATATTGTTTAAATACATTTAGGGCATTTCAATCAGATGATGACAAAAAAGAGTATGATAGACTTTATTATACTCTAAATAAAGATAAAGCTAAAGAAAATATGAAAAAATACTATGAAGAAAATAAAGATGCTATTATTGAATACCATCAAGAATACAATGAAAAAAATAAAGAAATAATAAATGCTAAACGAGCAGAATATCGCAAACAAAATTCAAAAATGCTCTCTGAAAAACAGAAAGAATATGCCAAAGAACACCAAGAACAAGTAAAAGAAACTACAAAGAAATATAATGAAGAAAACAAAGACAAACTAGCTGAATACTGGAAGGAATATGCTAAAAAGGATGAAAATAAAGAAAGAATTCGAGAAAACAAACAAAAATCAGCTCAAAAGATGAAAGAGCAGAATGCAGATAAAATCGCAGAAGAAAAAGAGAAAAAGAAACAAGCTCGAGAAGAACAAAAAAAAGCCAGAATCACATATGATAAAGCTATAGTACAATGCGTATGCGGTGGTTCATATCAAAACTATCAAAAGAAACGACACGAAGAAAATAAAAAACACCAAACATTTATTACTTCAAATTAATTAATATTTGTAATTATAATAATTACTATATTAATTATTTAATTAGATTAATACTTTAATTAACTATAAAATTATAAATTCTCAAAATTTGGAACTCTAAAAAGTCTCAAATTATGGTATTTGTATTAATTAATAAAGGTTAACACCCCCCTATATATCCTGTTTTTAGTAAATACACATCACGAGGTCGTCAGTTAGTAAAAATGGGTGATTTCTTACATACGGGGAAAGCCGACCAAATTTGCGCCGAGTCCAAAACCAGCTCCTTGACGTGCTGTAACACCGACACTTGGCGAGACGGCATCGAGGATGGCGAAGACGACAGCCGCGAGGACGGCAAGGGTCGCAACTTCATCGAGAGGAAGAGACTTCTTAGGGATAAAGATAGCGGCAGCAGCAATCACAAGACCCTCAATTAAATACTTTATAACGCGATTGACAATTTCAGCAAATCCGTAGCCGTGCATTTCTATATTCAAACCTTAGAAAAAAACTCACACGATAAAAAAAATTGTACTCAATGAATACGAGTTTAAAGCTTGAATACTCAGAAACGATAGACAGAAATGAGTGATAAAAATGCCCCCACCGTAGTCGAAGACTTCCTTGACGAAGATACTGAAATCCCTGGCCAGCGTTACGTGCTATTGAGCTTTCTCAGCCCGGAGAAAGTTCTCGATAAGAAAGAACTCTATTTCTTCCAAAAATTCCTTCAAGGATACGAAGTTGATTGGAAAGTCAAGAATCTTGAAAAATTTATGGTCGATGTTGTAAAAAATGTTAATGATCAACTTGATGACCGTATTAAAGAACTTGAGAAGAATGACCAATTTGATCAGGCCACTATTTGCCGTAAAAATCGTCTTCGCGTCGATGATATTATGACTGATTATGGCAGCTTTGTACAAAAGAATCGTGCAGATCTTAATAAGACTAAGATTGCGGAAGCATATGATGATTTTATGTATGCGAACAAGACTAAACTCGAGGATGAATTCTATGCACTAAATGACTTCCGTACCTCTATGCGCGGTGTCAAGGTTCGCGGTGTATATGGCAATCCTAAAGAGGCTGAACTAAAGGCTAAAAAGCTCCAAAATAAGGATAAATACCATAATATCTTCTTAGCTGATGTTGGTAAATGGACTCCTTGGGATCCTCAACCACACGAAGTTACTGACCAGGAATACAATAATGATCAACTCAATAACCTAATGCGCAAGTATAAGGAAAATGAGGACAATCGTGAGAAGTTTTTCGATGAGCGTACTAAGGTTGGAGCAGCAGGTGCAGGAGCATCCACTAAACAGGTATTCGGTGGTGCTGGTGCCAATCCATCTGAAGCATTAAGTGGTATGTTCAGTAGCAATGGTGACCTTGCTGTTCAACGAAAGATGGAAAAGGCATCTCTAACTGTTGAAAAAGTCGATGAGAATGCTGTTGTTGAACCGAAGCAATAATTAATTAACAAAAGTACATTATTTCAAATAATTATTTTTTGTTAGATAGCACTTTTTTCTATGAATAGTGTTTTTGCGCACTTTTTTCTAAAAAGTGCTAAGTCTTTAGGAGTAGTATCCAGTATTAGGAACCGGGCCGCCAACAAAAGTTGGGATACAGGCTTGAGTGGTTCCATCACAGAAGTACCCTTCAGGGCAAGGATTACCATCCTCATTTGGTGAGCGGCAGAGGTAATCTGTATTAGGATCTGGGCGCCAAGATGGGAGCTTTGAAGCTGACCCAATTGCTGGAATGCCTGCGACACCCCCATCAGCCGAAGATGGTCCTGATGGACCCCCTGCCACCATCATATCCTGGAATCCAGAAATAGCAAAATGTGTCTCCATTCTTCCAATATAACGCACAACCATTGGTAGTAAAACTACAGCGACTACAAGTAAAACGAACATTGCCCCAATTCCCATTGATTTAGTACGAGCCATTTCTGACAGAAGCAAAGGTTTTATTATTCAATAACCATTTTAAGCGTATGGATACTTTGTCGGTGGCGTCATTGGTAAATCTGAAATTCGTGGCCAGCTAGTAGGAATATCTGATTTACAATACCCATTCATACACCGTATGCGTTCTCCTGAACACGGGGGTAAATCCACTCCACAGCGAACTACATCCACAAAACCCTCGGAAGGATTCGGTGTTATCACTAAATATATCATCATTCCTATAACCGACACTATAAATAGCGTACCCGCCAATTGTCTTAGTTTCATATCCATTCTACTATTTATTTACTATTTATTATATTAGTATTTCTTTTGAACATTGATGGCAGGACCTCTTAACCTAGCACTTGATCTTGGATCGAAGTTATTAACATCTTCTTCTTCCTTAATACGCGCTAACATCTCAGATTGACGCCACAATTCAGGAGCCCCCATCTTAAATTCACCGTGAATATCGGCCTTATACCAGAAAATTGTATCCTCTAACTTGTTACTTTGTGTATTATTATTAATCACTAAACATTCGTAATTCTGTGTACACTGGTCCATCATTTGACAGAAAAATTCTAATGATGGGAAAGCTGAACCGTAATTTACAAATAGACGCTGTCTATTATTCATATAAGGTTCTCTCAGAATGAATACATAATCCACATTGGTACGAAGAGCAGGCTGAATACCAAGCGGGAACTGCATAGTGATAATAAAGAACACCTTCAACCAACGACCATTCATAAATAAATAACGAATGTTCTTGTCATGTGTCCAAGAATCATCGTACATACAATCATCAAGAATCAAAAAAGCACGGGGGTCAATATTCGTTCTAACACCACGGCCTTCGTCTTGCTGAATACGTTGCATAACCAGTTTTTGTCTCTTGACAAAATTAGCCAAAATTACCGCATTATACTCACCGTGAATAAACATCGGTGGAACAATCTTTTTAAAGAAACCATTTGA